ACAGCAAGTCAACCTTTGTTTATCTTGATCCTCCCTATGAGATCGGATCAAACCTTTATGGTAAACGAGGCAACATGCATAAAGGATTCGACCACGATCTGTTTGCTAGTGATTGTGATCGTTTTATTTCACATCAACTTGTGTCATACAACTCATCGCAACTAATTCGCGATCGTTTCAAGGAGTGGACAGCTGCTGAATTTGCACATACTTACACCATGAGGAGCGTTGGGAGTTATAATACAGATCAAGCGTCTCGCAAGGAACTCGTCCTAACCAATTATGAAATGTGAAGTTACTCTTTTTAAAGCAGGCACCGTCTTCAAGGAAGAGGTGATTGCTACAGACTATCAAGATGCTCGTAAAGTTGCTACCGCTCGTAACCCTGGTGCTAGGGTAGTTAGTGTAACCGCTGTATTTAAATGAATATCTTTGTCACTGATGAGTCTCCATGGAAATCTGCTGCTGTCCTACCAGACAAGCACATTGTCAAGATGCCCCTGGAGACCTGCCAGATGCTCTCTATAATCGCCTCAGACAAGTGGGGACATGGTTATGGCACATTGCCTAAGAAAGATGGCACACCCTATGCTACGGACAAGGGAGCATTCCGTAATCACCCTTGTACTATCTGGGCAAACGAAACTTTAGCAAACACTCGATGGTTGCTATCTCATGGTTTCGCTTTATGTCAAGAGTATGCTGCTCGTTATGGTAAAGTTCATACATGTTTCACTACTCTTCTTGCTGCTGATGATATCATTCCTGATGTAAGATGGGATGATCACACACCATTTGTTCGTGCAATGCCAGACGAATATAAGTTTGATGATAGCATCACTACTATTGAAGCATATAAAATGTATATCGCATCCAAACCTTGGGTGAAAGATAACTATCTAAGATTACCAAACCACAAACCAGACTGGATTTAATAATGTATCAACTGAAAGATTACTTGTACTCAATCAATCAATCAAAGAAAAGTATTCTAAATGATGACGTTGATGCTGAGCGAGGGTATCCTCCTTATATTGTTAACAGGTGCTTGTCTTCTTTCACTGATACTATCCTATACGTAAATGAGATGAATAAGAATCCTCATCTCGACAAGAAGATGCAATATGACTTTTTGCTAAATAGTGTCAAACCGAGGAAGCGTTTTTCTCCTTGGGCACGAAAAGATTCTATTGATTATCTTGAAGTAGTTAAAGAGTATTATGGTTATAATGACGATAAAGCACTCCAAGCTCTCAGGATTCTTACCAAGGATCAGTTAGATCATATTACCAAGGTATTGAATAAAGGTGGAAGAACATGAATGATGAAACTATAATCCAGTGGAAACAAACTGATATGGTGGAAGTGGTTCTTGGAGAACCAGATGATTTTCTTAAAGTGCGAGAGACTCTAACACGTATTGGAGTAGCATCTCGTAAAGAAAAAAAGATCTATCAGTCCTGTCATATTTTACATAAGCAAGGTAAGTATTATATTGTTCACTTCAAAGAGTTGTTTGCTCTTGATGGCAAGAACACTAACCTATCTTTGAATGATGTACAACGTCGCAATCGTATTGTACAACTCCTCAGTGACTGGGGATTAATTACCGTGGTAAACGTAGATCGAATTGCTGATTTAGCACCACTCAATCAAATTAAAGTTCTTGCTTTTAAAGAAAAAGAAGAATGGATACTTGAGTCAAAATATAACATCGGTCGTAAAAAAACTACGGTAGAGTAAACCGCAATCTTTAATAAGGAAAACCGTTATTAAAGTTTAAACGGTTATCGTTAAATAATACTGTGAGAGGATTGGGATGGAAACATCCCCCTTTTACGCAAGATGCCTTCGGGGTCTTAAAGTTAACGTCGCTTATTAAAGGACATGGTAAATATCAACTGGGAAACTTATACTCCCTATTCAATCGGATTTGATGAAACATTCAGTAGACTGGAATCTATTGCGGGAGGTGGATCAAATTACCCACCTTACAATGTGGTGGACGGACATGATGGCAGAACCCTGCTGGAAGTCGCTCTTGCAGGATTTTCAGGAGGAGATATTGAAGTCACAACAGAACGGAATGTTCTAACAGTATCTGCTAAGAAAGCACCACCAGATAAAGAACGTAAATATTCCCACAAAGGAATCTCATACAGAACCTTTGCTCGCAACTGGCAAATGGCAGATGATGTAGAAGTGGAAGAAGTAAAATTTGAAGATGGTCTTCTCACAGTTACTCTGGTTAAGAACCTACCAGAGAAACAGAAACGAAAAACTTGGTTCTAAATAAAAACGAAAGGCACTTGACGGTGCCTTTTTTTAATGCTAAACTTAGAAAGAACTCATAATAACTATGGCAGTATCAATCCTAACTTTGAAAACTGGCGATCGTGTTATTGCTGAACTGAAAGAAATCTTTGATGGGGAGGGAGACGACAAACGTGGCGTCTGTCTTCTTATGGAAGAACCCTATGTATTGAATCTTGATGGTGGTAACCCACAGTATCTTACTGAAGAGTATGGTATGGAATATCAAATCAAGTTTAGTAAGTGGAATCCTTATTCTTCAGATTGGCAATTTAAGATGCCTTATGATTGTATCATGACAATTAGTAATCCCGAACCCGGACTACAAGAAGCATATGAAAATAAAATCAAACAAAAGCGAGAACAGTATGGAAGAGACACAGCAACAGACACAGCAACAGCAGACGAATCAGGAACCTCTGAAGACTAATCATGCTGTTAGAATTGTTATTCTAGAATCAAGAGAACAACTAATCTCTTTAATTACTGAGGACAAAAACTCTAATGGCGAGTCAGTTGGTTATAAACTTCTATGGCCGTTTATGCTTGGACTAGGAGAACCAAACGAAGAAGGAGATCTTCCTATTCGATATCAAAAATGGTGTCCTTTCACGCCAATTCAGGAGTTTCAGATAAAAAGTAGCAGCATAGTTACTGTTGCATATCCTGATAATAATATTCTGGATAATTACATTGCGGAACTTGAGAGTTATGGTGTTCCGAGAGATAAACTTTTCTTTGAGGTAAATAATGGAGATAACAGCGAACCTGATCAAGCTACAGAATGAGTGGATCATCGCTCAGGTAGAACCTGCTGAGGGGGACAGTATACCAGGTGACCCTGATGTGTGGATGATCGAACCCTATGTGGTAGACTGTGAAGGTCAGATAAATCAATGGGCTCCTCATGCTGCTGAACGTGAATTCAACGTTAGGTCTTCTGACCTGACTGTTGTGACTAATCCAAGCAAGTCTTTACTTGCTCGTTATATCGAATCTCTTGAATGAAGTTTTACACTAGTGTTGAGCAAGCAGGCAATCGTCTGCTTGTCCGTGGTTATGAGAATGGCAATCGCTACAGCGTGAGGGTTCCTTTCAACCCCACGATGTATTTGCCTAGTAAGAATTATTCTGAGTGGAAAACACTAGAAGGTGATTGTGTAGAACCACATAAGTTTGGTTCTATCAATGATGCTCGCGAGTTTTTAAAACAATACAAAGAGGTAGATGACTTTGACATCTATGGAAACTCTCGTTTCCTGTATCAGTATATTGCGGAGCAGCATCCTGAAGAGGAACTGAAGTTTGATAGCACCAAGATCCGTGTCTTTACAATTGACATCGAGACTGCTGCTGAGAACGGGTTCCCTAACATCGAGACGGCGGACCAAGAGATTCTTGCTATCAGTATCAAGGACTCCTTCACAGGTCGTATAACGGTCTTTGGTGCTCGTCCTTTTAACAACCAGGACAACATGGTTGACTACATGCACTTCAGGTCTGAGGAGACCATGATGGGTGCCTTCCTACAGTATTGGCAGGAGAACTATCCTGATGTAGTTACAGGGTGGAACTGTCAACTGTTCGATATGCCATACATCCATAATCGTATCAATCGTATTATGGGTGAGAAATTTGTGAAGTTGTTGTCGCCTTGGAAACTGGTATCACAACGTGAGATCTTTATCAAAGGTCGTAAGAACTTCTCTATCGATATGCTTGGCATCTCGCAACTCGATTACCTTGAGTTGTATAAGAAGTTTACTTACACCAACCAAGAATCATATCGTCTGGACCATATTGCTTTTGTTGAACTCGGATCTAAGAAACTAGATCACTCAGAGTTTGACACATTCAAAGAGTTCTACGAGGGAGACTGGCAGAAATTTATTGAATATAATATTCATGACGTTCGTCTGGTGGATCAACTAGATGATAAGATGAAGTTAGTTGAACTCGCATACACCATGGCATATGATGCTAAGGTAAACTATGAGGACGTGTTCTCACAGGTTCGTATGTGGGACAACTACATCTACTGTGAACTGCTTAGGCGTAAGATTGCTATTCCCCCTAAGAAGGAAAGCGCAACTAAAACTGAGAAGTATGCGGGGGCATATGTTAAAGAACCGAAACCTGGATTCTATGATTGGGTGGTGTCTTTTGACCTTAACTCTCTGTATCCTCACCTTATCATGCAGTACAACATCTCACCCGAGACACTACTCGACAAGAGACATTCAACAGCAACTGTTGATAAGATCCTTGATAAAGAACTAGAGATTGATGGTGAATATGCTGTGTGTGCTAATGGAGCTCAGTATCGTAAAGATAAGCACGGGTTCCTGCCACAAATGATGAAGAAGATGTATGACAGTCGTGTTATATTCAAGAAGAGAATGATCAAGGCAAAGCAACAGTATGAGAAAACTCCTACTGTTGAACTCATGAAAGAGATCG